CCTTCCCAATACCATTCATAAGATGCTGCACCTGTTCCATTCCAAACTAAATTGTCATGAAACTTTGCACTGTTTGTATAATATCCTGCGTCATCCAATCTTGTGGTAGTCAATTCAGACAAAGTATTACCGTCCGAATCTTTTATTTTTATATGTAAATTATATGAATCATTTGCCCCTGTTGAAGATCCACAACTAAAAGAACTATTACCATCTTCACAGTTTTGTACACTAAAATAACTATTTAACTGTATTCCACCGTTTAATTTGTTTTGCGTTGTAGTATACGTTGTGCTTGATTCCGTGCCATCAATTCCTATTAAAGTATCACTGGCTGATACTTTCATGTCACGACTAGATTCTAGTTCTCCACTAAACGCTTTACCACAATTCCCCTCGACTGTTGTACCACAAGTTATTGTAAATCCGTTGTGTGTTGAATTGTTTGATAAATTACCTGTACCTGAGGTTACACCATCCAGATCAAAGTTATCCACGCTGGAAGATGTTGTCCCTGCGTTAGGTAAGATATTGGTTGTTGTTGCTGTATCATTCTCTGCTTTAACTGTATCAGCAAAACAACTTGCTAGCAAATAAATGCATATGAAAACTATGAATAGAAATTTGATTTTTATTTTGGTTCTGTCCATGTGACTTTATCTACTTCTTTTAAAGATATGGCGTTAGGAGTAGGTGCTACCTTCTCTCTTTTTTTCATACGCTTAACATATGCTTTATAATCTGGTCTCTCAAAGTCATATTTATTCCATAAAGCATGAGCATCCTTACCAATTTTTCCGTCAATTGGACAAGGTGTTCCTGCTTGTATCATGCTTTCAAATACTCTTTCATCTTGGCATAAGATTGCAACCGCTGCAACTTTCATACCAAAGTCATTTAGAATCCGAGCTAGTTTAAGTCGTTCACAATTTTTGTCAATGAAATGCTTACCGCCAGAAATACCCACACCAAATGTTTGTAGGCCTGCGGATGCACCTACGGCGCATACGTCTTGTGTCATTGAATTGTAAGAAGGTGCTCCTGCACTTGGAGGTGCAGATCTTATATTAGAATTAGATGTATTAGATGTTGTTGAACTTGAGCTACTTCCTGATTCGTAAGTTGTACTTTGTTCATACCCGCCTTCAATACTTGTATTAGATCCCGAAACATTCGTTTGTGTTTCTGCAGAATAGGCTGTTGAACACACCATTAGTGTCAGTATTAAAAAGATATACAGGTACTTCATCAATTCTCATAAACTCCTAAGTACAATTGTTTTTGTCTAAATCAATCGGTTTGTCGCTACCATAAAACCATATCCAAGATGAAATTTTTGTTCCTTCTTGAGTATAGGTACATTTTTTGCCGACCGAGCAGGCGCTCAAGGCAAATAATAGTGCGAGCACTAGAAATAATTTATTCATTTGGCTCCTCTGTTTTTTCTTCGTTTTGCGTTTGACAACACTCTCCGTTGTCTTCTTTTTCTTTTGAGTGCGTATCACAACATTTTTTTGGATCTATTGGCATACTTCACACTCTTCATGTTCACAATTCATACAATTACACACTCCATACATATCACCATGTTCCTTTAAAGAACAGTGGCAATTGCAATTACAATTTTTACACTTTGTCATCTCGGTTTAAATAGTCCCATACTTTTTTAAATTGTGTTTTTATCCATTTAATCATTTTGTTCCTTCTCAAAACCTTCTTTTAAAAGCTCGGAGGTAGTTTTTGTTTCTTCAATGTCATAGAAGAATTTATCCGAATCTTCTGTTCTCCATTTTCTATCATCTTCTACATTCCACTCCGTCGTCTGAGTTTTCCAATCATAAGGTATATCATCTCTTACCGTAAAGGATGGAATACTCCAGATTATTCTATTATTGGGCTGAGCCGCATAGTTACCATTTTCTAGGGCTATGATGTGTGCGCATTTATGTTCTTGCGGGATCTCCGAATGATCAGTGTCCACTATATTACTCTCTGGATGACCCCAGTCAACCGTAAAAAGATACGCACCAGGATACCATTCCTTATCTTTTCCTATGAATTTACAGGACTGACCGTCTAAGACATCAAAAGAAGTAATAGCAGGATAGTAACTAAAGCAATTCCAAAGCTCCAGCTCATCAAGTCGCATCCTAGGAACCTCATTTGCTTTAAATCCTCTTTGTATGAACGCAGAGATTGGCAAACGGTAGAATACAGCTCCGTTTTCCATAATTGCATGAAAGAGTATAGGACGCCCTGTAATCGATGCCATACCAAAGATAAGACAGTCTTCCACTTCTCCATGGTGTTCTTGAAGGTCATATAAATATTCTTTTCTTACCTGCGCATACGTGGCAGGAATGTTTGCGTTCAAGTAAGCCATGTATCATCCCTTAAAGTGCTGCGATTATTAAAATCACAAGTACAACACCTGCACCGATACAAACTTTTCGGTGATCTTTCCAGATCTGTTTAACTGTTTCCATAGTTCCTCCTAATTTATATTGCCCCAGTTTTGGCCAGCTTCATAGTCTACCTTATTAGGTACTTCCAGCTCAACTGAAGTTTCCATTATTTGTACTATCTGTTTAGCTTCTTTATCATCTTTTACGGAAATATCCAACTCATCATGTACTTGTACATGAGGTATAATTCCTTCTTTATGTAGATTAATCATTGCTTTTTTAGTCATATCGGCTGCGGATCCTTGTATTAATCTGTTTAATGCCTTGTAGGTGTAGGCTCTCCTAATACCTGGTCCGTGTTCCAAGAGTGCTTGGTCATGAGGTAATGCTTTATGAATCCCGAACTGATTGGGTTCCCATAAATGAAAACGACACAGTCTTCCAAGTAATGTTCTAATTTTACCTGATTCTTGAGCACGTTTCATGACCGCGTCCATGAGTTGTTTCACAAAAGGAACTTTAGCATGATAGGTTCTAAATAAATTTTCAGCCTGAAGTTTACTAACTCCCAGTTCAGCTTGTAATTTATTTTTTCCCATTCCATAAAATAATCCTAAGTTAATTGTCTTGGCTTGACGTCGTGGAATATCAGCCATATCTGCAACGATCTTATGAAAATCGGCATCTTCATTTTTATAAGACTCGACGACTTCATCAACTCCATATAAATTTTGTAAGGAGGCATAATGTACGACGAGTCGGGGTTCTTGTTGATTGTAATCAAAACATCCCCATGTACATTTTTCTTCAGGAATAAATAAAGATCTGATCCGTGGTCCAAGTTCCTTGTTCCTTGCTGGAATTTGCTGGAGGTTTGGATTATTCATCGAGAATCTTCCTGTTACCGTTCCTCCACCGTCCCCACGCAGTTGATTAATTTCCGCATGGATTCTACCTTTTTGGCTATGTTTTAAAATGGTATCTATAAAAGTTGTGTGGGCTTTATTTATTTCTCTAGCTTTAGCAATACACTTCACTACATTGTGTGGGTGATTCGCTAAAAAATTTTTAGTGAAACTTGGAGCCTGAGTCTTAACCGTTCGTTCATAAGGCAATCCTAATTTGTCAAAAACCTTGGCAATTGAACGCGCAGCCCATATCTGCACATCTATCCCCGTACTTACTAACACCTCCCCCAACATTTTTTTCTCTTGTTCTACTAACGTTTTCTTTTCGATCGCGGCTTGTTCTTGATTTACACGCACTCCGAGAAATCTCATATCCACTAGACAAGGAAATAATTCCATTTCCATTTTGAATACGGCTCCAATATCTTGAATTAAAATTTCGTTCTTAAGTATTTGCCACAACTCCAGTGTGAGTTGGGCGTCACGCTCTGCGTAAGACCCTACGTACATTGCTGGTAGTTTATACATTTCAGCTTTTGGGTCTACGCCCCAGGATTTAGCAGCTTCATATAAAGCTGATTCGTCTTTTCCTTTTTTAATATAATCTCTACAAACTCCATTTAAATCATAACGTAATCGATTTTCATCGACTAAGCCTGCAGCAATCATCGTGTCTATGATTCTTCCATTAATTTTTAAACCTAATGATCGCAACCAACAAACATCATACATCGCATTATGAAAAAGTTTATCTGAAGGAGTTTTTAAAACATCTTTGAGCCATTTTAAAACCATCTTACGATCCATATTACCACCACCTTCATGGGCGATAGGATAGTATGCACAAAAATCTTCTGTTGCTACAGAAATTCCAACGACTTCACCAACTCCAACAACAGATCCTGATCCCATTCTTATATTTAAGTTTGGATCTTTTGTTTCTAAATCAATTGCAATCTCGCATGCTTGCGTTAAATCTGGAAACTCCTCTGGCGGGAGCCACTCTGTCTGTGGCTTGAAGAGAGGAATTTGCATTAAGAATAATCCCTCTCAATAATCATATCTATAAAATGTTTTGCTTTTAACAAATCTTCCTTTCCTCCTTTATCTTGATGACGTATCACATATTTAATAACAGTTCCTTCGGGATAAAGCAACTTATTCTCAGTACAAAATGCACTAGGTTGAATTTTATATTTCCTATAATGATTCCCACCTATCTGTTTTTTCCATACACTCATAAGCGAAATGATTTATAAATATCTTTAGGTCTAATAATATGTAAATGATCTTTAGTTCGTGTTGCTCCAACGTAGAATAATCGATTCTCGTCGTTCGGAAACCGATCCATACTTTTTTGAGTATTCCTGCTTAAATCAGTAAGAAGAACTACGTTTGAACATTCTCCTCCCTTGACACCATGAATTGTCGATAATAAAATCCGCGGTTCTTTATTGAGTTGTTCACCATTCGCTCTCATTTTTCGAATATATTCAATTTGATTCTGTGGAGCAGCATCAAAAGCTTCATACCAAACTTTTTTAGTTTTTAATCCTTGGTTGTTATAGGCTTCCGTCATACTGTAAGATTTATCTTTGTTTAAGTATTGAAGATTTTCTTTTTGATAATGGTCGGGAGACATATAGGAAGCCATTCTTTTAATTTGATCATGATTTAAGTCATTGTTTTTACGCCATCTTTCCCAATCAATGACCGCTTCATGTAAATCTTTTTCATACCCTTTCTTAAATTTATTTCGATAATATAATCCCTTAGAATACAAAACGTTTTCCAATTCATTCAACATGTGACGAGTTCTTGCTAATACAAACCATTTTCCGCTACTCATATCCACATCTTTAAATTCATGATAATAAGAAAGTTGTCCACTTTTACTTTTAGGTGCCCACTCTTTATGAAGTCTTTTGGAGATTCTTTTAACAATTCCCATGGCTAAATCATGTACCACTCCTGGCACTCGATAGGATTCTGTAAGCTTTAATATTTTTCCTGTTTGAGTAATAAAACTATCCACATCCGCACCCGCCCATCTAAAAATAGCTTGATCATCATCCCCTGCAATATAATTATCCTCGGTTTTATCCCAAATAGATTTGGCCATATTCCATTGCAAGCGAGATAGATCCTGAGCTTCATCAATAAATACAACATCAAATTTAGGGGAAGCATCTGATTTTATAAAATCGGAGATCATGTCATTGAAATCAATAAGTCCATGAGCTTTTTTATAACTTTCTAATTCACTACTTAAAATTTTTAAATCTTCGACGGAAACCTCCTGAGAATGTTCTTTTAAATTATATTGTTGTTCAGGCGTAATACCTCTTAATCTGGCAAGTTGAATAATTCTTAAATAATCACTGTTGGTGGTAAATAATCCTGTTTGGTCATCGTCCCATTCATTATAATCTACACGTATTCCCGTTTGTTTTCCTACATCAGCATAATGTTTACGTTGCATTACATTTTCTTTTTTAATACCCAGTCTTCTAAAGGCTAGGGAATGGAGGGTTCGAAAATAAGGAAGATCGTCTTCGGTTAAATTAAATTTATCCATGGCTCTATCTCTTGCTTCGTAAGCTGCTTTTTGAGTAAAGGAAAAATAACCAATACGATTAGGATCGGTTGTTTTTAAATATTTATCTACTTCGTTTAATAAAGTTTCTGTTTTGCCTGTTCCTGGTGGTCCTAATACAATAGTTTTCAAAATACCTCCTTAGGTTTAAATTGTTTAGGGCGATATACATTTTCAGCTTTTTCAAACTTTTCTATCGTCATGATTGTTTTATTTTTCTTTCCTATTATTTCTCTTTTAATTTTACATCCACACTTGTCTCTCAATAACATCTGTGTTTCATCATATTTTTCAGTCCACCTTCTTTTAAGAAGGTGAGAATTAAAAAATTCTCTAAAAATAAAATGATGTGTTCCTTCATGTGTCCAGACATTTCCCCGAAGCATGTCTTCTTTTGTAGCGCCTGCTGCTGTACGGTCGGTACAGTATACTTCAAGATGATCCAGCAGTTGTTCTACTTTTGAAGATCCTTCAGGTGGTTCAACAATTTCTATGTTAGCAAACAATAATCTTACCATCTCATTAAAATCTTTTTTCTTTAACGTTGGTGGGACTTTATTAACATATTCCATTACCGCTCTTTGAAATAATCTTTGTTCTTGAAGATACGAAGTATCTTTGAGTTTTACTCGTTCACCATCAACATTAACGTAATAATAAGGTTCATCTAAATTAATTTTCTGTAGATCACTTAAATCAGGAAATAAGGATTGACCCCTGATACCATACTTTCTTGTTAAACATAATTTCTTATCACAATGATCACACATTGGTTCTTCATTACACTTAAATCCTAATTCTCTATTTAAATTATATTTTATTTTTTCTTGGATAACTCTGTCTTCTAATGGTGGGTCAAAATATTTATAATTAAAAGAGTTAATATGTTTCTGCCAGTCTTCTGGCCATTTTCGTTTTGCGTATTGAATATATTGGTAAAGCACCCTATCTCTCCCATCGTTTAATTTAGTTTGAGTTAAGGATTCTATACAAGGGGGACCATCACTAAATTCTGATGGTGGTCTTTTTAATTCTAATTTTTCTAATTCTTCAGGAGTGAGTCGTTTTATTGCTAAAAAAAATTGAGATAGTGTAATAGCTTCACCTTTAAAATTAAAGGCATATCTTGTGGTATTTGTTGAATTAAAATATGGTAAATTTAAAAAATTTCCTGTATCATCTTCCGATTTCAATTCAATCTGTTTTGGAAAAACTTCCGCACTGCCGAACCCTAAAAACGCACTAATTGCTGTGAGCTTATCTCGTAAAAGTTTAGCTTCTACTGGAATAGTAGTAAATAGAAAAATGTGCGCTCCTCCACTTTTAGATCGACATACAGTTAAAGGTAATTGATTATTATTAATAAGATTGATAAGTTTTTTATGGTTTAAATTATATTTATCAACATCTATACATCCCCATCGACATTTATTGTTTTCATCAATTGGTATAATTCCTAGACTTGGTTCAATGCCATTTAGATGATCTTGCCAAAGTTTATCGGTGACGGGTTCACGTTTAACGAAAGATTTTCCTTTAATCTTTGTTCCGTCAGAACTTTTCTTTTCGACGTAAGTACACCCGTGAGCTCGTTTTAATCCTGTAAATAAATCAATAAAATTCTTCATAATAGTTTCGCGGGGCGGTTTAACTCTCGCGCCACCGCCCCTTTCTTCTTCACAAAGAAGTTATTAAAACGGTGCTTCGTCTTTTGGTTGCGATTCGCCATGTTTTGCCACAACAGCGCCTTTTGAGACGTTTGTAGAAAAACCTTTAGCGATCTCATAGATCCCTTTGTCAGTGATTGGTCCAACCTTGGACACATCCCAACCAAACCATGTACCTTTGTCATTAGACTGTTGTACAGTTTTTAGTTTATAAATGTGGCTATATGTTGGCGGTGTAAATAAACCATTTTTACCCTGCATTTTGATCCCCATCATCATTGAGTTCCACTTACGACTAATTTTTAATTGAGTCGCTTTCATAGAAATCAAAGCTGTTGTAGGAGTTTTGCCGAGTAATACTACAAAGTGACTTACAGTATTTTCCAGATAGTTACCATTAGCTAATCTATCCTTAAAACTTTTATCTCTTGTAGTTTTAGGTATGTCGTCTCCTGCGTCATAAATATTGACGGGAGCTCCTTTACTTTCACCTCTGTCTTGCCATTCTATGTACTGTCTTTTGTAATAGACGGGCAATACTTCTACCCCCTTTTCGCCATCATACAATTCGTTAGTAACGGTATTGATGATCATGCCAGGTTGTGAACCGTCGACATATTTAGCGTCCCTCTTATTTACTTCAGGGGATAATTGGCCCAAGACTTTAAGAAATGGTAAAGCTAAATCTTCTTGCTTTATATTCGTAATCCCTTGGCCTGCATCAGCTTCAAATACATTTGTAGCTAATGGTCCTGCATTTTCACGTTTCGTGATGTTTGCTTCTTTGTTCATGTTTATTGTTTCCTTTTTATTGTTGTTTTATTCCCAATGAATACATTGAAAATTTCCGTTGGCAAAGGTTTCCCCGCCTCAATACGCTCACGGACAAGCGCTTTCAGAGTCATGGGCTCAACCTTCAACTTTTGTGTCGGTTGATACCCTTGACCCTTCGCAAGTTCAGCATATTCTGCTGCCTTGTTATCTTCGTTACGTCCAAAAGATACAGTTAATTCATTCTTTATTATATCTCCTAAATCGTTTTCACGAAGCCAGTTAAACGCCTTCTCTTTATTTGCGTGAGTAATAGTGGCGCTATAATTTGTTTTAACTTCAACGGATGATCCATCCGCAAGTTTGAGATAAGATAGTCCCATCTCTGTTAACATAGTGGGAATAGCTTCTCCAGAAATCTGTTCTAAATCTTTTTTTCTCTGTTTAAGATACTCTTCATTTTGCTCTATGTCTTTCTGTATACCCTGCATCTCTTTTATTTTATTTGCAAGTTTATCTATATTGTCTGTTTTATCTAAGATTTCCGTTTGGTCCTCTTCGAAATTAATTTGATTCATCTAAGTCTCCTTTCTCGAATAAATTGATGTGAATCGGATAGTATTTTCTTTCTTGTTTGTCCCATTTTAATAAATTAAATTTTCCACTTGTCATATCAGCAACGATCGAACATGCTACTCCAATGATAGCAGGATCTCCTGTTAATAATAAAAAATCTTCAGTGGTATAATCTCTTAAACCTTTTCTTAATTTAAAAATTAAAGGACCTGGAGAAAATATCATTTGCGAAAGTTCAGGTAATAGAAATTTAAAGGTTCCATATTCAGCTGCGCCTAAAATATTAATCTTAGGTTTACCATCTTTGGTACCCGCAATCTCTTGTATTACATATACAATCGGCGATTTAACTTTTCTACTTTCTTCCATTGACATTATATATAAGATATCCTATATATTAAGTCAATAGAAAGATGAAATATAAATTTAAGACGAAACCGTATGGTCATCAGTTGACCGCTTTAGAAAAATCCTGGAACAGGGAAGCGTATGCTTATTTCATGGAGATGGGTACGGGGAAAACTAAAGTCCTTATTGATAATGTGGCCATGCTCTATGATCGCGGAAAAATAGATGGCGCTTTAATCATCTCGCCTAAAGGAGTTATGGGTACCTGGTACACCCAAGAACTGCCAACCCATTTACCTAATCATATAGAAAATGTGTCCGTTCTGTGGCAAGCTAATATAACTAAATCACAATCACATAAATTAGGAAATTTATTTAAGACTGATGAAAGACTTCATATTCTTATTATGAATGTTGAAGCTTTAAGTACTCAGAAAGGATTAGCATTTGCTCAAAAATTTCTTTTATCTCATAAAACTTTGATGTGTATTGATGAATCTACCACCATCAAAAATCCCAAAGCTAAACGAACTAAAAATATTATTTCTCTCTCTTCCAGAGCCCAATATCGAAGAATTTTAACAGGTTCTCCTGTTACTAAAAATCCGTTGGATCTTTACAGCCAGTGTGAATTTTTAAATGAAGAGCTTTTAGATTTTACTTCTTATTATGCATTCAGAAATCGATACGCAGAAATGAAAACTTTGCATATGCATGGTCGTCAAATTCAAGTTGTAAGTCATTTTAAAAATCTAGAAGAATTATCGGAACAATTAAAAACATTTTCATATCGAGTTTTAAAAGAGGATTGCTTAGATTTACCTGAAAAAATATATATGAAAAGAGAGATTGAATTATCTGCAGAACAAAAGAAAGTATATAAACAAATGAAAGAAGAAGCTTTAGCTAGTTTAAACGGTAAACAAATAACAACGATGACTGTTCTGACTCAGTTAATGAGATTACAACAAATTACTTGTGGTCATTTTGTAGCGGATGATGGCACCACTCAAGAAATAAAAAGTAATAGATTAAATGAATTGATGGACATTTTAGACGAAGTAGAAGGAAAAGCGATTATATGGTGTCATTGGCAAAAAGACATTAAAATTATTAAAGATGCATTAATTAAAGAATATGGTCCGAGATCCGTGGTTGATTATTATGGGCTCACGCCTCAAGATAAAAGACAAAAGAATAAAGACGATTTTCAGAAAAATCCTAAAGTAAGATTTTTTGTAGGTACCCCTCAAACAGGTGGCTATGGTTTAACCCTTACTGCGGCTAATACGGTGATTTATTATTCTAATGGTTATGACTTGGAAAAACGAATTCAGTCCGAGGACCGTGCTCATCGGATCGGGCAAAAGAAGTCTGTAACGTATATTGACATTATGGCCGAAGATACGGTTGATCACAAAATTACTAAATCTTTAAGGAAAAAAATTAATATCGCCTCTGAAGTTATGGGCGAAACATTACGAGAATGGATATAATACTTAATGACAGATTTTTCTCACATTAAAAATCTTTTTCCTAAAAATGAATGGGACGTAGGTTATCTAACTGCAACTCAGTTAAAAATTTGTGCCTATAAACCTATCAAGGGAAAAGCTCATTTTGTTGGTGTGAATTTTATTAATAGTATTCATTTTCGAAATTTGAGAAACTGCATTGTTTTGATTAAACAAACCCCTGATACAGGGGATTATGCTTTTTATGAAGAAGCAGCTAATATTATGAGTAAAAGTGGTTTGCAGTGGCGTCTGATCTATACTAATTTTAAAGAAGCTGCCATTCAAGCGGGTCTAGGAGTAACAGCTAAAAATTCTTTAGTGTATACTTATCGTTTTGGATTCGACAGTAAAATATGTGTCGTCGGTATTCAGGAAATAATTACAAACCTTCCAACTAATAAAAGAGTTAATAGAAAATTATGGAACCGTTGTATAGGCTGTTGGGATTGCGCTATTAATTGTCCAGTTAAAGCTATCCATAATGATGGTGATAAAATGGAAAATAACTGGATAGACAGTGAAGCTTGCGATAATTTTATAAGTTTAAGTGATCATCCCACGATTCCTTCTATTAAGAAGTTTTGGCATCGTCATCTTTATCCTGAGCTTTCTAAAAAAGAAGTGACTGAATTGAATACTTTTTTTAAGGTTCAAGAGAAATATAAAAGGTACGGATATCTTCCTTTTGACAGAGGGGGTTATACTTTTCATCCTTCTTTAGGGCCTCAAAAAAATGGCAAGCCCGTCGACATTCCTTTTTGTAGAGAATGTACTTCTCAACCCAGATGTAGTAAATGGAAGGGACATTATCCGTATTCCAACAAACATACATCCCCGAAAACGTAGGATATACGCGCGAGGCGCAGAAAATTTTCAGTCTTGATTATTTTAAAATGATGGCCACGAGCATCACAAATAAAACGAGCCCCATGTACCTGGTCGGTATAGTAATTAGAGTCCATTTGTAAGATGCCTTACATTTTTCCCATATGAATTTCATTATGCATCTCCTAATACAGGTTTATATCGAGTTATATTATCTTCGTCTTTATAGGCTCTGAGATTCTGCTTTGTATTTTCTTCTTGATCAGGATTGTACGCGACGTGCACCCAGCCTGAGTTGGGTTCGTCTTCGTTCCAGAATTCTAATATCATTTGATCATACATGAGGTTGTTCTTGATCCAATTAAAGACCTCGTTATTTGGTGTACCAAAAATTTCGAAATCCGCCGCCATCCCTTTTGCATGCTGCGAATCCATGGAAGATCCGATGGCAGTACAGAGCTGAGGAGAGCGATATCCGCTGGATATACTCACTACGTGATTAAAATGGTCTCTAACAGGCTGTAGAACGCGCTCACAGAGCAATCTTAGGTTCTCCTGGTGGTCTGGACTAGGGTCGTTAGGAATGCCCTTCCTCTCCGCTGTCTGTGACTTAGTGAGCTCCACTAAGTTAAAATTTTTTGATAATTGCATAGATTATGCCAGATAATGCTGGAACAATTGTAAGGCTATGGTCCCCACCACAGCTAAAAGAACCCAATAGATTTTGTCTATCTTGCCACCCAAGTCACGAATACGTAAACTCATATGTTTCAAATGGTTATTCTTGATAGCAGCCACATCTTTCTTGAGACCTGTGATGTGTCCTTGTAAACTAATAATGTTTTCTCTTACACTTTTGGGTATCATGTTTTTCGTGCAATCTCCTGTTCAGAGGGTGACAATAACGCAGTCTCAGTTCGTGTCAACCCTGTTTGTGGACTCTTTTGCATTGCAGCTACAGCTACATTAGGCATAGGAGTTGGGGGTAATGGGGGAGCCTGTGGTTTTTGACTACTCAAACCTGCTAAAGGATTGACAAGTTTTTTAATTTTCTCAAGACCTTTTTTAATAATACCTGATCCTTCTTCTGGAATAGGATTCCCGTTCGCATCATAAAGGGTCTGTCCTTTTGAATTCTTTTTGTATGTAGTTTTGTCGGGAGTATATCCGTCAGGGAAAAACTGTCTTCTTTTCCAATCTCTTTTAACTTCATCAAGTTCTGTCTTAGGAAAAATAAATGCTTCATTTTCAAAGAAGAAATAGTCTTCACTCTTCTCTGACTGTTCTTCCATAGCTCCTCTAACGTACTCTACCTTTTGATTGAACCTGGGTTCCGAATAGTTAGTCGGAGTAAAGATCCCCCTCATTAAATTTCTAACCAGAGTTTCATCGGTTCCTGCTTTTTCTAATATTTTTTTTATGGTTCTAGCATCTACATTCAATAGCTTCATGTCTTCAATACGAATAAACATATCCTTTTGGAATCTGAAATCTTCTTCCTGCATCTTGTCAAATTCTTTCACCATATCGGATGGAGTATTACTATAGTAATGTTTAGCATCGTAGAAACCATCTGCTTCATCAATATCTCTTCTTTCCCTATTAAGAGTCGCTGCGTAGTATTTTAAATCAGACTTGGTATCAATTCGAATCAAACGAATCCCCGAGAACAATGCTAACAGTTCATCAAAAGTGTTCACAGGTTTACCACCCTTCGTTAAATCTTTTCTTAGGCCTGCACTTATTTTCTCACTCGTTAGCCACACACCTGGTTTGATTCCATCCATGATGTAAGCGAAAGAGTTATTAATCTTCGTGGAAAGACTATCTCCACTAGTATACACTCTTCCACCACCAGGTTTTCTTCCTCCTCCAGCAGTGACATCAACCAATCGATCATAACCTAATGGTTCGGATACAAAAGGTTCCATAATTTCCATCATCGGTCCTTCAGGACTGAATAAAAGTCCAAGAACATAGTCATCCACATCTTCAGGATTAATATCTTGAGCTGCGGCTTTAGTAATGGCTGCCTGTATAGGTCTTTGTAAAACGTCATATGGCATGAAGTAAGTAAAATTAACAGCTAAGCTTTCTCCATCTTCCCATCCTTTAAGCATCATTAGATCTGCATTTCTATTCCAGCTAGCAGCAAAGGATCTTTTGTATGCATCCTCTTGAGACTCCGTTGTGTTTGTTAAGTACTGACTCACTTCTGACATGCCTTTTCCTAATCCATAAAGCGTCATGAAAGATCCCATCAATCTTCTCAATCCCATCTGTCTAATCATTATGTTAGGATGTGAAGACATCTTTAAACCTAATGCAATGTTAGTGGTTGTAGTTCTAATCATTTCTGCAGGGAACGATACGAAATTTCCTAGAGGGAATTTTCTTAACGCCTGAATAACGGGTGGTACTTTACTATAAGTAGGATAAGAATTTCTAATCAGATGAGCTGCTGCCTTATCTAAAGCATCATCCAACGTGAGCTTAGCTCCTGTTACTAAATCTGTTTTATCAAATGGAGCTCCTATATGTCTCATGAATTTAGCGACGTCATCTACATTATGCAAAGCTTCAAGCAACATGGAGCGATCAAATTGAAAGCCATAAAACTTCCAAAGGTTATCTCCTCCTGCATAGACACGTCCGACCTTATCGGCTTGGGCCATGCCCATCATTCTTTCAAATAATTTATCAAAGGTATTAAGTTTTCCTGTTTTTAATTCTGCGAGTACTGTTTTCATTTCAGTTGCTACAATGTTTTCATCATAGACTCCGAGTCTTACGAGCTTGGCTATCTGTTCATTAAATGCGACTTCATCAATTCCTTTTCCTTCTTTAAAGACATCTCGAATTACCATACGAAAAGAATCGGTAACACTGGCACGATGACCAATGTGACCTGCGTTCAAAGCAAACATGGAAGCTGATGTAAC